GCACAACGTATTATGGCTTCCAAGCTGGGGATGCAATGGCATGAGTATCGCAAGGTTAATGCAGGTGGCTGCTGCTGGTAATATTCCTAGCGGTCCTGTGTGGACAGACCCTGACCTAGCTAATGCTTCTTACGATAGTGTTAGCTTTAGTGTGGCGGGGCAGGATAGTGCGCCAGCAGACCTTGAGTTTAATGATGATGGGACAAAACTTTTTGTTTTAGGGATAAATGACGATGATGTTAATGAATACACTCTCAGCACTGCTTACGATATTGCTAGTGCATCGTTTGTGAGTGCTAAAAGCGTTACATCAAGCAACCCTTATGGGTTTTTCATTAGCAATGACGGTTTAAAGCTATATGTAGCGGGTCTTGACGGGATCATACAGCAACACTCTATGTCCGCAGCTTGGGATATTACTACTCTAACTTACGATAGCGTTTCTTACAACGCCCAGTTAGGTTCTTTGCGAGACCTTTGGATTAAACCTGATGGCACAAAGATGTATTTGACGGATGGGACGGGCCATGACATCAACGAATACACCCTTTCAACTGCGTGGGACGTGTCGTCTGCATCGTATGTGCAAAACTTCAGTTTGTCCGCACAAGACAACCTACCGATTGGCGTGTACTTTAACCCAGACGGCACCAAGTTTTGGATTTGCGGATTTCTCAGCGACACTGCTTATGAATATGACCTAAGCACGGCTTGGGACTTGTCTAGCTCGTCTTACAGCACCGTGTCCTTTAGTGTAGCTTCGCAAGTTGAATTTGGTCTCGGTATGACTTTTTCAAGAAACGGTTCTAAGATGTATGTCTCAGACAATACTGGCGACACAATCTACCAATACTCCACAGCATAAGGAGACCACATGCTACTCGTGAAAATATCAAACGGACAGGTAGAGCAATTCCCTTACACGCTCGGAGACCTTCGCCGTGACAACCCGCAGACCAGCTTCCCGAAGAATATCCCTATTGAGATAGCTCGTCGCAACGGTGTGTTCCCTGTTGAGGAACTGGCAAAGCCTGACTGCAACCCGCTTGTGCAGACACTTGTGCGAGACGCCATGCCTAACAAAGAAGTCATCCGCCTCAAGACAGAGGAAGATGCAACTGACCCTATCACTGGTGAGGTTGACCAAGCCCAAGTCGGAAAGCCTATCTATGGCAACAAGTGGCTTGTAGGCTACACGGTCGAGAACAAGCCACAGGATCAGGCTGAGAGTGCTGTCCGCAACAAACGTGACCAATTGTTAGCTGAAACAGATTGGATGGCACTGTCTGACGTAACTATGTCAACAGAAATGCAATCGTATCGTCAGGCGCTTCGTGATATAACAGGTCAAGCTGGCTTTCCATACAGCGTGACCTGGCCAACTAAACCGTAGGAGTAACCGATGCTTGGCTTTTCCCCATTAGCTGCTGCCCCACTTGCAGATGATGGGGCCATTGGTGTTGCATACTCTATAGTTGCAGCCAATGGTAGCCTTGCATTTACGGGCCAAGACGCTACATTAAACTCTGTACGTATTGTAGATGTAACTCACGGTAGCTTTACTCTTACTGGTGTAACCCTAACTAACCTGTCTGTACAAGATAGCTTCTTGGCTAACACAGGTGTCTTTACTACTACAGGACAAAACGTAGAGTTTACTGAGAGTAAGTCTCTAGCCGTAGATGCAGGTACGTTTAGCCTCACGGGCCAAGACACAGCACTTAACATTAGTACAGTAGAGCAAGTTACTACTGGTAGCTTTACACTTACGGGTCAAGATGCAGAGTTTACTGAGAGTAAATCCCTATCCGTAGATGTAGGTACATTTAGCCTCACGGTTCAAGACACAGCACTTAACATTAGTACAGTAGAGCAAGTTACTACTGGTAGCTTTACACTTACTGGCCAAGATTCTACACTAAACTCTGTACGTAGTGTAGATGTAACTCACAATAGCTTTACTCTTACAGGCCAAGATTCTATACTAAGCTCTGTACGTAGTGTAGATGTAGATCACGGTAGCTTTACTCTTACTGGCCAAGATTCTACACTAAACTCTGTACGTAGTGTAGATGTAGATCACGGTAGCTTTACTCTTACTGGCATTACTCTAACTAACCTGTCTGTACAAGATAACTTCTTGGCTAACACAGGTGTCTTTACTACTACAGGACAAAACGTAGAGTTTACTGAGAGTAAATCCCTATCCGTAGATGTAGGTACATTTACTACTACAGGTCAAGACTCTGTATTAAATGTTGATATAGTAGAACAAGTTACTACTGGTAGCTTTACTCTTACGGGTCAAGACACAGCACTTAACATTAATAGTGTTCTGTCTGCAGATGCAGGCACATTTACTGCTACAACACAGGCTGCAGATGATCTTATCAAAGGTCAAATACTTACAGCCGATACAGGTTTGTTTAGCCTTACAGGTCAAGACAGTGTAAGTAGCATAGAATACCCTGTCGATTTAAGTACACTTGCACTAGTTGGACAGGCTTCTGTATTTAGTATTACATTCCCTGCAGGTGTAGGTTCCTTTACTTCTACACTACAAGATGCTACACCTAATTCTGTACGTAGTGTTGATGTAACTTCTGGTAGCTTTACCTTAGCTGGACAAGACGCTAGTGTATCTGCACAACTTAATGTAGTAGCAGACGCAGGTACATTTACTTTCACAGGTAAGACTGCAAATGTTAATATACAGCTAAACGTAACAGCAGATCAGGGTAGCTTTACAAGCACAGGTCAGGACGTTGATCTAGTACGAGCTATCGGTGCAGCCACAGGAAGCTTTACACTTACAGGTCAAGATACAGACTTTACTAAGTCAATTAACTTGTATCCAGAAGCTGGTGTATTTACACTAGAGGGTCAAGAGATTGACAGAGGAATATCTGAGGCAGCGCAGGTTGGCTCCTTTGTTCTAACAGGTCAAGTTGCAACACTAGAGTACTTACCCGGTATTATACCTGATGCAGTTATTTTCAGTACTACTGGACAAGTTGCTGTATTTAATATTAACAATACTGCAGGTAATGGTACATATACTTACAGTGGTCAAGACATAGGTATAGGTACAGCTACACCTATCACAATAGATGGCTTGACAGCAAATACAAATAACGTTACAATAAGTGAGAACGTTAATAACTACAATGCTGAAGACTACTCTACGGGTAGAGTATTTTACCTAAGAGTACAAGACAACAGAGATAAAGTATACGTAACTACAACAAACAACACTGTATATATTATACCTGAAAATAATAACAACACAGTTCATATACAACCTGAATCACGCACAGTGACTATAGCACCTCAAGACAACAGAACATCTGTTTATATAGCAGCGTAAGGAATACTTATGTCATACAAATGGCCCGACAAAGACAAAGATGAAGTAGTGGATTACAGTGTAGACTGGTCACGCTTCTTAGGTACAGACACTATCTCTGCTGCTATTTGGTTTATATATGATTCAGATGGTACTAAAGAAGAAGTATCAGACACTGAGACAGTGAATGGATTACAGTTTGTTCAGGGTACTATTTCTAATCAAGTATCTACAGCAAGGTTTGGGTTAGGTACAAATAACACCCGTTACACTATTGGCTGTAAGATTACAACTGCTGATGGTCTTACGTATGAACGTTCTATCTTCCTACGTATTAAGGAGAAGTAAGACATGGCATATGATTATATCAGCCTAGTAAATGACATTAACCGTAGACTTAATGAAGTAGAACTTACTAGCTCTAACTTTATTACCGCCACAGGTTATTATAGCTTTGCTAAGGATGCAGTAAATGCTTCTATCCGTCACATTAATCAAGAAGAATTTGAGTGGCCTTGGAATCATGTAGAGGAAACTGAGGTGCTTGTAGCTGGTGAAGTTCGCTACAGTATGCCATACGATGCTAAGACTGTTAATATGAATACGTTTCGTATTAAGCGTAACGCAGACTTAAACGTTGAAACTGTCAAGTTAAAGATATTGTCATATGAAGAATATCTTGACAAATACGCAGATTCAGAGTATAACTCTAGTACGAACAATAGATCTACACCCACTCACGTAGTACGTACACTCAGCCGTGAACTTATCTTTTACCCTAATCCAGACAAAGCATACGAAGTAGTGTATGAATACTACGCTTTAGGCTATGACTTAGAAAGTGCTACAGACGTACCTAACTTACCTGAGCAGTATCGTTATGTTATTATAGATGGTGCTATGTACTACGTTTATCAGTTCCGTGGTGACATGCAGGCAGCACAATTAGCACTACAAAAGTTTGAGCAAGGCATTAAACAATTACGTAGCTTACATATTAATCGCAC